TTTTAAAGAAACTATACAGTCTATAAATAACTTGTTTCTTAATATCCTATGTGCAATAACTGGAGTTCTAGTTTTTTCACTTACACTTATAGTGATGATTCCTTACTCATTCTTTATGATAATTCTAACAGAGCTATTTTATAAAAGGAAAAACTAGATGAAGATTACTTTAGAAGAAGCCGAACGTCAACTGCTTACTGTAAATGCAGCTATAGAAGCCCTCATAGCGGGTAAACGGTTAAATCAACTTAGAGTTGGTTCAGGTACATTTGCAAGGCTTTATGTCTTTTCAGAGATAACATTAGAAAACCTAAAACAGCATAGAGATGAATTGCTTTCTGTTATAGGAGGGCTAGAAGACGTAGCCCCTGAATTTACTAAGAATATGCATATACCTCTAATTGTCTCTAAGGAGATATTTTAATGGCCGACTTAGAAGATATTTATAATGAAAGGGTAGTACAACCTTTAGCATTTGAAGGGGCTAGTACTTCTTATAAGTCTGGGTTAAGAGGGTTGATCTCTGGGGATGCAGATACTCTTGCAGCTAGAGAACTACTCTTGTTACAGATGAGAAGCGCACATGCTATTAGGAATAATGGAACTGCTCAGGCTGCATTGCTCAAATACTTGACCAGTTTAGGGGCTGTTAAGGTTAAGTGGACTAATAAAGACGGTACTAGACATGATGTAGCTCAAGAAAAGTGGGATTTGTTCCAAGAAAACCCTAATATGGATGGGTATGGTACTTTAGGTAACACACAACTGGTATGGAATAGCTCTATATTCCAGACAGGTAACAGCTACACAAGAATGTTAGTTAGTAAAGGTGCGGAAGGGACAGTTCCACTAAAGTTACAGACTATTCCTTCTGAAATGCATGATGTTCTATATAATGGAGAGAGTGATAGGGATAATATAAGAACAGGCATTAAGTTTGTTAATAATGTACCAAAGACCTATTACTTTCGTGAAGGTTTGTACAATAGTTTATGGAATGGTAGTTCTTTCTCTTCAGACCTTATAAAGATTAAAGCAGAAGAGATTATCCATCAGTTCGATAGAGAAACTCCTGGACAATGGTTAGGTATTCCTAAGTTGGCTAGTGTTTTAGTCTCTCTTTATGAGTTAGATGAACTTCGTGATGCTACAGTAAGTAAACAAAAGGCAGCACAAGCAATTGCATGGATTGTAGAGAATACTAATCCTCTTTCTATGACCCCTACAGGTAGCCCTATAATGGCTAAAGATAAGGATGAGAAAGATAAGATAGTGTTCAAGTCTTCAGGTGGTAATACACAATACTTGAACAAAGGGGAGAAGATTAATTTCTACCAATCTACTGATATAGGTACTAACTTACCTGTATTAATAAGCTCAGAGCTAAGAAGAATAGCTTCAAGCCTAGGCATGCCATATCACAGTTTAACAGGAGATACATCTGGTTTAGATTTCTCTTCATTAAGGGCTATTGCTATAGAACTTAGAACTAGATTAGAGTTTATCCATCAGTTTAGAACTATTCCTTTAGGCTTAGGTCAAGTAACAAAGAGATTTAAAGAGCTAGGTAGTCTATACTTTCCTATAGAGGACGCAATAGCTACTTATCAATTACCAAGATGGTATGGTGTAGATGATTTAAAAGATAGCCAAGCTAATCTACTAAATCTATCTATGGGTACTACCACTTTACAGAGATTACTTGATGAAAGGCATTTAACTTTTGAAGATATATTAGCTAGTAGGTCTATGTTAGAAGAAGTAGGATTAGGACATCTAATGGAAGGAAAGACAGATGCAAGCAAGCAAGTAACAAATAATGAAGCAAATATTAACAGTTCGGAGTAAATTACATTGACAGTATTTAAAGAAGATGTATAATCTTATACTACCATTGGAGAAAGTTTTATGACTATAGAGATCCTATCTAAGGACGATCTTATACAGTTAAAGAGAACAGATAAGAAAACTCTCTTTAAAGAGAAGTCTAGTAAAATTAAATTTACCGATGGCCTAGTACATGGAGTACTAAAACCCTCAAAAGTAGGAAGTTCTTCAAAGGAAGTGAAGAGCAAAGCTGCTGATCCTCATCAATCTCTAGCAGATAAAGATACACTAGATGTTAAAATAGTGTGCAATACCGCATGGCTATGTGATAGTCATATGGATGTTCTAACAGACACTTGTTATGACAAGTCTATATCTATGAAAGGTATAACTATTCCACATATTGCTGACCATAATCAAAGTAGTACTGCCCATGTTGGTGATGTTACTAGAATATATACTGCTAAAATAGCTATTGATCTATTAGGCAAAGTCTCTGAAGAAAACAAACACATAACTGCCTTAGTTATGGAGTCTACTGTTAGAAAAGACTACAATGCAGATGTATATAAGTTCTATAAAAATGGAAAGATCAACCAACACTCTATAGGTTTAAAGTATGAAGAATTAAGTCTTGCTATAGATAGTTCCGATGAAGAGGATAAAGAGGAGAAGGCTGTTTGGGATGAGGCTTTTCCTAATGTACTTAATAAAGAGCTAGTCAAAGAAAGAGGCTATTTCTGGCTAGTGAAAGAGATTGACATCATAGAGAATAGTTGTGTTCTCTTTGGTGCTAATAGTTTAACTCCTACCTTGGAAGTTAAAGCTGCTACAAGAGCAACACCACCCATTTCAACTAAAGTAGGAATTACTATGGACTTAGAACAAGCCTTAGCTAAAAACCTGGAATTAACTTCCGAGGTTGCAGCATTAAAGGCAGACAAAGCACTATCGTATACTAAAGGGGCTAGTGAAGAACAAGCTAGAGTTTTAGGTATTTTAAAATCCGCAGAAACATTAGGATTAAATCAAGAAGTAGCATTAAAACGTATTGCTGCTAAATCATCAGTAGAGGATTCTACCTCAATGTTCACAGACATTGCAGAAGCAATTCAGAAGGCAGTTCCAGTAATTACTGATACTGCTACTATTACTTCCACTATTAATAAAGAGACTGTTCCTAAAGAAGAAGAGTCTTTCATCAAAGGCTTTGAAACAGCTATGTCTTCTTTAGATAAAGCTGAAGACGGTCGAGCTTCTTGGGGTAGTTTATGAGTTTAAATCAAAAGAATGGCGGCTTTATTGCTTATCCTGACAGAGTTCAGAATAAGACTTTCTTTAGAGCTACGGATAGAGCAACTAAGAAAGTAACTGTTAAAAGTGGACAGGTATTAAAAGCGTATTCATTTTTAAAGAGTGATGCTGTAGGTAAGTCTATTGCCTATAATGGATTCTTAGAAACCGCAGAAGTTACTTTTGCAAATATTACAGCAAGTCAAACTATTATTCTTGCTGGCTTAACCTATACAGATGGTGGTTCTGGTACTACTGCTGAACAACTAGCTGCTGCTTGGTCTAGTATTGCTGATGGTGCTGCTGGTGTAGATCCTGCGCAAGGCGCATTTACAGGTACTTTAACAGGTTACTTTACTCAGTCTATTGATACAACTAGAGTGATGTTTACTTCAACATCTCCTGATGAGAACGTAACTGATCTAGCTGATTCTGGTACTGCTACAGACCCATTGATTTCTATTATTCAGGGTACTGCTACTAGAGATGTTGTTGAAGGTGTTCTCTGTTTTGATGTAGATGCTACTTCTTCTGATGTAGATGCTTCTGCTTTTACATCTGCGAGCTTTTGGCAAGATGCTTTAGTATGGGCTGTTGATGCCTCAGTAGACACTATTGAGTTATCTGATGGAACTACTGTTTCTTGTACAGCTTATAATACAGGGTGTTCTGGCTCTTCAGAAGTATCACATTTACTTAAACGCAAATTTGTAGAAGGTTCTAGCTTTCAAGAGTTAGGATTTTTAACTGTAGGAGAGGAGGCGTAACATGGCACTAGAATTTATGAGTCCGTACACTGTACAGAAGCTATTGTCAGGAGTTATTCCTGCTAATCGGGATGATCGCCCTAATTGGTTACAAAGTTTCTTCGGACAAACAAGAACAACTGAAGATAAGACTGTAAACTTCGATGTAGAGTTTTCTACTAAGAATGTTATGGGCATGAACGTAGCACCTAATGTAGATGCTACTCCTATCATGTTAGAAGACTTCGGCCATAAAGAGCTTAGTTTTTCTTATGCTAAAGAAGGTTTAAACTCTCCTGATTATGAAGAGATTAATACTAGACGTTTAGGCCAAGCAATTGGTACTGTAAATGTACAAGAGAATGAAGTTCTTAATATTAGAGCTAAGTTAGCTATTGCAGAACAACGCTTTGAGAACTTGTTTGAGCTTAATGCTTCTAACATCATCTTTACTGGTGGTCATGTAGCTGAGAGTGAAAAGCATCCTAAAGTAGTCTATAACTTTGGACGTACTGTCAAAACAAGTGAAGCTGGTCTTAATTCTGGTTATGTTCCAGAAGTTGATCTTACTACTGTTAACGCTAATGGTGGTGTAGGTAAACGTGCTTGGGGTTCTACAGGTGGTACTGTTGACGTTTCCCCAGTACAAGATTTAGTTATTATGGTCAATACTGCTGAAAGACGCGGTGGTGTTAAAGCTGTAGTAATGTCTGGTGATGCTTATGAGCTATTTGAAGCAGATATTAATACTAACTACAAGGATGCTGCTACTCTTACATTAAGTATTCAGAACAGAATTGATCTTCATATTCTTCCTACTGTTGAGAAATTTCAATCTCTTAACTTTAGAAGAAGCTATCCTGTAGGAATGGGTAAGTTTGTAGACATCTATACTTATGATGCTGTTTATCATGACAGAATCACTGGTGTAGAAACTAAGTTTGTTCCTGATGGTTATGTTGCTTGTCTACCTAATCCACAATTAGGTGTCAAGGTTTATGGACGTATCATGCATCCTGCCGCTAAGTATATGGCAATGCCTCGTTGGATTAACTACTGGTCTAATCCTAAAACAGGTAAACAAGAGTATGAAACGCATATGAACTACATTCTAGGACACACAGATATTGATTCTGTAGTTGCTTGGAAAGTTAAGTAAGTTGGTTAGGAGAAACCTAGTAAGAGTTCTTACTAGGTTTCTCTTTTAACATGGCAAAATCCTTTGAATATAAAATATCAGGAGACTCTATAAAGGATATAGAGGACTTCCTAGATATAAAAAAATTACATAAAGCTGCGAAAGAGGCTATAGACTATCATGCTACGCAGATAGACTTTGCAATCTACCGAAGCGTTAAGAATAGATATACACATAATATAGATACAAGGAAGCATAGGATAGGTAAGTCTTCTAGTAGAGCTAAAAGAGTTAAGAACCTTACAACAGGCGGCCTTGTTTATCTAAGAAGAACTTATGACCTTAGTAAATTTGATACTACTGTAGCTATGGGTAATATTAATCCTTCTGCTACAAAGAAGGGAAGAGTCCATACTACTCAGATAATCAAAGGAAGACGTAAAGTAATTTATGGGAAAGTAGGGAATGGTGGGTTTATACCTATACATGCTAGGGAAAATCAGAATAGCCCTGCTACAAGAATGAGAATGAAAGGGGGTAAAACAGTTATGCTTGAAAGGATGGGGAATACCCGTAAACCTTCAGAGTTACTACGAGGCCCAACTTCTACTATGATGATTGCCTTCGCTTTAAAGAATGATACTGATGTTAAAAAGGCTGTAGCTGATTTTTCAACTAACTGGTTTTCATTTTACAACCCATGAGAGAAACTAAAGAACAAATTGCTCTAACTTTAGAACATGCTGGAGAGGCATTGCAGTTTCCTGCTGGAGTTATACAAGGTATCCCAGGACATTTAGTATATAATGTTCAAGACTTCTCTTCTATATATGACTTAAATAAGCAAGACTTTGATTTTCAAGTTTCTAATGAGGAGTTTACTGCTATAGGCGGGTCTGTAAGAAACTCTTTCCTATATACTTTACTGAACAAATCTTATAGGTTTGAGATAGATACTATTGTAGATGACTTAACTGGATGGATGCAATTAACTACAAACTTAGTAGAGATAATTGATGTTTGATGAAATCTTCCTTATAGACTTAATTAAGTCTGCTAATCCTACTTATACAGTAGAGTATGCAAGAGATTCAGATATAGATAACATCCATAAGGTGGTTATTCAGCCTTTAGTGTATGTAGGTCATGTAGGAATTAAGAGGCAATTCCCTGAAGACTTTATAGCAGACGGCTACCACGAACTAGATAACAGTGAAATTCTTATAACTACTATCCAGTTCTTATGTAAGAGAGCGGCTCTTGTGGAAACAAGAGCTAATATTAAAAGAGCTTATGAAAAACAATCTCCATTTCCTAATGATTCTAATTACTCTAGTATAGTTTTTATGGAGGCTAGTGTAGTTGCTAAAACTGGTGTGAACGTGTGGTGGCAAGAGATTGTAGGTACTGTCATGCCTAGAATAAGTTAATTAAGAGGTTGTAGATATGTCTATAGTAAGATTAGATACAAAGGGTAATAAAGTAGTTACTTCTAAAGGGGTGACTATTGTAGAAAAGGTAAAAACAATTAAGTCAAGAAATAAGAAGAAGGGATTGAAAACACCTTCTTGTATTAATGACATTCTAGAAACTGAAGAAACTATGCGTGAGGACGTAAAATGAGTATTTTAATAGTACCATCATTAATTAAAGGGGAGTCGCATGGCTGGTGAAGTAAGGTTTCATGAAAAAGCTATTGCCATTTATGGTATAGCACAAAACTCTGAAGGAGTTTCTGCTGTTGTTGGTGGGCTAAAGCAAGGCACTATTACAGTAGCATTATCAACTACAGCAGTAGTTGGAGTTGGTACTTTCTTTGTTGCAGAAGCTATTGTCGGAGACTTGATTTATAATTCAGGTGTTGAAATTGGCAGGATTCAATCTGTTACTGATAACACTAATATGGTTATTACTTCAGCAGCCATTGCGGTTACTGCTGATACATATTCCACTACTAAAACTGTAACTTCAGGTACTATGTCTGTAACATCAGGAGCTACTGCTGTTACTGGAGTATCTACTGCATTTTTAACAGAAGTAGTTGCTGGAACTTATCTTTATGATGAAACTGGAGCTATAATTGCTCAAGTAGCGTCTATAGCTGATGATACAACAATAACTTTAGTTAGCAATGCCCCTTCAACTAAAGCGGGAACTATTTTCTCTGTAGGGTTAGGAGCTAAAAACGCTCTAGCAGTACTTAACTTAAATTATAATACAGAGATTTCTTCAGAAGCATTTGTATATGTAGGTGATGAGTTAAATAGAGATGAAGATACGGTTATTACTGATAAGTTCTCTAAGCTAGACTTTGAAACTTTCTTACCTAGTTTAGGTATTATTGCTACTCCTGGCGCACCTCCTTTAGATTCAGAAGTACCAATGGTAGACTGGTTTGGTGCTGTAGGTATGGCAACAGATCTTACAGCTAATGATGAAGCAACTTTTACTAATGCTAGTCCTTCTAATGACTTCTTAACTATTGAGATTCGTAGAACTAGTCCTGGGATTTCTACAGATAAAGTATATACTTCTTTTGACAATAGAGGCATGGTAGATTTAGATGCTACAATTGGTACAAGAGCTAAGTTAAAGTTTGATTTTATGGGTAACTTAGATAGTGTTACTCAGAAAACTAAACTTACAGCAGACTTTGAAGATCAAAAATCAGAGCATATTGGTTCTTTAAAAAGTACTACAATCACCCAAGCAGAACTTAATCTATATAATGGGTCTACTCCACCTAGTTTCACTCCTGGACTTAAAACAGTATGTTTTGATAAGATGATAGCTCCTAATGCAGCAGCATTTGAATACGCTAGATTCTTAACAGGTTGTGTAGATGGATGGTCTAAAGGTGCTACACCTTCTGATGTAACACTCACTATTTTAGAAGATGAAGCTGGCGCACTTTATAATCCAGATAATCAACTAGAGAAAAATCATGGGTTAAAGGTATCGTTTGGTACTGTTATTGGTAAAAAAGCTTCTATTCATTTTACTAAGTTACAACTTGCTAATGTATCTTCTTCAACTGTAGCTACTTACACAGGGCAAGATATTGCATTTAGAAATACAGGCAATACATTAATAACATTATCTTAATATTAATTAATTAGAGGGCAATCTAATGGCAAAACAACTATATGTAAAGTTACAAACTGCTACTATTGAACTACCTATCTCAGCTAAAGATCCGTCTGGAGCTAAAGATACTATTATAGTAGGTTTTAAACGTGGAGATACTAAAACTACAGGAGCAGTTCTTGAGTCTTTTTCTAAAGCGTCTGATATTTATGTGAGGATGCTCTATGGGCAACCTTTAGAAGGTAAAGTTACAGACGAAGATAAAGAGACTGAAGAGTACACTTCTGAAGAAGTAGAGAAAGCTATGGATGGTATCTCTAATATCATTAAAGAGAATATAATTTATTTAAAGAACGCTTCTTGTGTTGTTGTAGATTCAGAGGCAAGTGGTAAGCCTATTGATCTTCAAGTCAATGATACAAGAAAAGCCAAACCAACGGACTTCTGGGCAAATGAAGAAGAGTGTCTGGATGCCCTCCTGGAACTTTACCTTCTCGCAATGCCTTGGAAGTCCGCCTTTTCTATAGCCTTTAATAAGGCACTTATTAACATGGACACTACTGAGGAACGCACAAAAAACTAATAGAGCTGGGCAAGGCGTTAGGATATGCTACTTTACAAGGGAATAGAAACTCTAAAGTAGCATCATCCAAACGAGATGAAGATATTTTTGCTCAAGCTTTCCCTACACTTGCTCCAGAAGAGGAAGAAGAGGAAGACGAGGAAGAAGATATAGAGATTATCTATTTACATAAAGATAATGAAGAAGTGTATGTTATTTTTAGGATTCTTACTATGTATCTAGGAGAATACTACTCTATTGACTCAGCTATGTTATTAGAATTAATAAAAGATAAAGCGTTACCTCTACAAGAGACACTATCCTATATTGCCCACATGCACAGTGAGTATGCTGGTATTTTAATCGCTTCAGCAAGAGATACTAAACAAGATGTCGACAACAGCGCCTACTAAAACCCTTAAATTAGACCTAGAAGTTGGTGTTACAGGGGAACAAGGGTTAAAATTTGCTTCAGACCTTGCAAAGCACCTTGGTGTAACACTAGAAGAATTAAAACATACTATTGAGGATGTAGGTACAGCACACGAAAAACGATTTCTACATATAGAGGCATCGAGTAAAAACGCTAGGCTATTACTAAGGCTTTATCAGCAACTAGCTTATGGTTTACGACAGTATACTGGGGAGCTTGATAAGAATGGTAAGAAGATACAGAAAGACTTTAATCTTGCCGATACCACAGCTAAAGTAGTCTCTGATCCTCTTCAAGAGCAAAAAGAGATAGAGACGGCTAGACTACTTGAACTAAACAAGAAGCTAAAAGAATTAGAACTTGAAGCTCTTGGTATAGACAAAGCTAGGGATAAATTTAACAAGGCTGCTGCTGAAGCTATATTAGTTCAGATAAAAAAAGAAATAGCAGGTCGTGAAGAGCTTCTTGCTTTACAAAAGAAGCAGTTTGCTGCTGGAAAGTCTCAAGCTATAGCTGAAAGCAAGCTAGAAGCTGAGAAAGAAGACAGAAAGAGAACTAACTTTTCACTAGCTCAATCAAAAGCTACTTGGAAAGATATAGTTGCTAGAGATAAAGCTGAAGCAGATTTAGCTGCTAGAAAACTAGATTTCATTAATACACATGCTGCCGCTGAGAGACGCTTACTAGATAAGCACCATCAACAAGCTATAGCAATTAATAAGTCTATAGATAAGGACATCAAGATAGGTTTAGAACTAAACCTATCTGAGCTTAGAAAAGATCTGAAAGAGGCAGAGGACTTACAGACAGAGTTCTTAAAGAAACAAGAAGCACAATTTAGAGAAGCTGTTCTTAGGAAAGAGACTTATGAGAAATCAAGGAGAAGTAGAGCTTCTACTGTAGATACTGGAGCATTAACTAGGATCAACAAGGTACTAGAGATAGAAAAGCAAGCTATCATCTCTGGTGCTAAGAGCATAGAAGTCTTTAGAATACAACAGAGTCATAAGCGACTAGAACTAGAAAGAGAAATTAGTGCCAAGTTAAGGGCTATCAGAGTACGGTTCGCTTCTAGAGACTTAACAGTACAAGAAGCTGCAAGAGAGAGAGAAGCTGCTTTAGAAAGATATAGAGTAGCCTCCCTTAGAGTACATAGAGAAACTGAAAAAAGAAATAAAGAGCATTTAGCATCGGAACAAAAGATTTCCAAGGCAAAAGCAAACCAACTTAAATCTACAAACTCACAAAATAAAGCTCTAAAGAGAACAACCCATTTAATAGAGCCTACATTACTTAACAGTAATAAGAAGTTACTCAAAATCATATTAAAGTCTGTTGCTGGGTATAGGGCAATGAACTTCCTCATTAATTCTGTTCAACGATCATTATTATCAATACCAAAAGCAGGTATAGCTCAACAAGCTAACATAGCGGCTTTAACAGGTACATTCGGATCAACTCTAGCTAGGAAAGAGTTAGCTTTTGTAAGTGAAGTAGCTGATGAATACGGATTAAGTCTAGAACAATTAGAAGGTAGTTTTGCTAAGTTTGCCCCTTCTGCAAGATTAGCAGGAGCATCTTTAGCTGAAGTAAATCAAATCTTTAAAGATTTTAGTGCAGTAGGTACTGTTCTTCACAAAACACCAGACCAAATGGACGCTATCTTCTTAGCATTAGAACAGATGTTCGCTAAAGGTAAAGTCCAATCAGAAGAGATCAAGAAGCAGTTAGGAAACCAATTACCTGCTGCTATTGCAATAGCCGCTGAAGCTGTAGGTAGAACTCCTAAAGCTTTTATGAAGGCAATGGAGATGAATCTAATCATTGCTAAAGATGCAGTGCCTAAGATAGCCGCTCTATATAAAGAGATATTTGCCCCAGAAAAAGTATTAGGGACAATTTCACAACAACTTCAAGCCCAGTGGCAGAGGTTAATAACTAGATCTACTGTACTTTCTAGAGAACTATTTGCTCGCTCCAAAGCCTTTATGAATAAGTTTGTTACGTCTGTTAATAAAGGTCTTGAAGTTGTTATAGACAATCTAGATGGCATTATACAAGGACTTCAAGCCATTGCAATAGTAATAGCTGTTAGAGTAGTCGGAGCTATAGCTGTAACTACTTCTCATATAATAGCAATGAACCTAGCCTTACTAGCTACTAAAGGTGGTCTTAACGCTATAATAACTATGGCTGTTGGTGCTGCTGCTGCTTTTCTACATGTAAATGCTCCCATAGTCTTAGCTATTGCTGGAGTAACTACACTAATAGGATTGTTTTTAAAGTTATCTGGCGTTAGTCTTAAATATGGTAAAGAGAATAGTGCGCAATTAGAAGTACAAACGAAACTTACAAAAGAGTGGGGTGATCTAGTAATAGTACAAGCTAATGCTAATGCTAAGATTGCCAAGCTCAAGAAAGACGGTGCTTCTGAGGATGATGCCAGAATTGTAGCTTTAGAGAAAGTAAAAGACCTACAGTTTGAGTCTCTGGAAGGGGCTAATAGAGCTTTAGATCATTTTAACGAAGTACAGCAGAAGTCTAATGCTATCTATGTAAATATGGCAGGGAAGAATGTAACTCTTTCTAATGCTCTATCAGCTACTTGGGAGCATATGTGGGGAGAGGCTAAGAAGGGTATGGAGCGTCTTATGGCCAGCATATCT